CTTGATTAACAAGGGGGAGCAGATGGAACGCGGCGAAATACTAGATGAAGCAAAACGATTGACCCACGGTGATCGAAACAAGAACTATGGCTCACCGCTAACCAACCACACTCGCATTGCAGCTTTATGGAGTGTGTGGCTAGAACATGAGATAACACCTGCGCAAGCGGCAATGTGTCTTGCCTTAGTAAAGGTTGCCAGGTTGATTGAAACACCCGACCATGCTGACAGCCCTATTGATCTTTGTGCTTACAGCGCGATATACGCCGAAATTGTAGAATAAAAAAACCCACCCAACACTTGCCGTTGGGTGGGTTTTTCTACCATTTAACCTAAGAAGTCAGCCACCAAGTTATAGGCTGCTATTCTGTTGGGAACTGCAAGCAAAAGATAGATTTCAGAACACTCAGCGTGAATGGTCGTTGTCGCATAACCCAGGCATTTGCCAATTTGTGCGTTGGTTTTCTTCTCACCAATGTAGCGAACAATTTGAATCTGACGAGGTGAAAGCAAAGAAAAGCGGGTCCTGGCATCTAAGCCTTGATTTGCGGGTGCAACAATCTGACCTTCAGTCATCGCCAGGGTGTGAATACGATTCATTTCTTGAATGATGTAGAGGTTAAGAATGGCCATTGTCAGTGCCATATCTTCTTGAATCTTGAGGCGCTCTGCATCATCTAAGTCGTCAAAGACCAACTTGATGTAGCCAACAGTCAAAAAGTTATGGGTTATGGCATGAACATAGACATTTCCATCCTTTGACCACGGACCTTCATGGTCGCCTTTGATGATTTCATAACCCTCAAGAGTTGATTGTGACCAATAGTCGTATTCGTAAGTATGACCAAGAGTGATGCCGCCACGGTCTGCAACATCATCTTCATATCCGTATTCACCAATAACCTCTAGTGAAAAGTTGGCGCCTCTCCACAAAACGCGTAGCTTTTCAGGGTGATCAATCAAGTTAAAATCATTGAGGAGATGTGAGCAGAGGTCATTGATGCGTGGGTTTGTTGTTAAATAGTCAAGCAATCTTAAAACTTGTCGTTGTGGCATGATTAGTTCTCCAAATCATTAGGTAAATTTTTAGTTAAATTGGCCGTGAAATCAATACTTTGAAACAAAGAACCGACAAATTGGGCGCTGCGAACAGGGTTCAGGCCCGCATAAATCATCGTCACCCGTGGGTCGGTATGTCTCATGGCCTTTGACACCAGGGCGATGTCATTAGATGCTGCCAAAAGCGCGGTGGCAAAGTAGTGGCGGGTGGAGTGGAAACTGATACGAGAGGCGTTGGTTGCCTTTTCATTATGATTTTTGGTGATTATGCCCATTCGCCGCATCTCAGCATTAACCTTTTTTGATAGGTAATGAGGCTGAATGGCATAAAGGCGACCTTGCGTGTTCTTTGATTGTATTAACTCACGCAGGGCTGGATGGCAAGGAATAGTCTTTTCAGTACCGCCCTTGCCAAATATGCGTAGCAACCAAATGCTTTGACCATCTTCGCCTGGTTCACCTTCTTCAAGCCAATTGCCACAGATGTTGGCAATTTCCATTGCGCGTAGGCCAGCCAAACATCCAAACATAAACCATTCCCGATAAGGAAGATCAGATTCGGTCATCAGCATTTGCGCTTGCGCCCTAGTAAGAGGTCGAGGCTCACCCCGTGGGATTGGTTTAATCTTTAGCCCTTTTTCGGGTGTGCAGCTTTCATCAACAATTTTGATAAGACGCAAGACTTTATAGATTGAACGCATCCGATTGATAAACCAATCAACGGTTGAATCGGCTGCATTTGCCTCACGATATGCCAGCACAACTTCTTCCAGGTCAAAATAGGTCATCTCGCTGGGATGCTTTGGCCCGCAAATTTTGCGTAGCAACGACCAATCTTTAAGAAGTAATGTGGATGAAAAGCCATTGACAGAGTAGTGACGGGCAAGGCCATCGCCTACCTCTTGGTGCCAGTCATAGACACCGCCTTGTAGGACACGCAAAGTTGCACCCGCTATGTTGCGAGATACACCTGTTGCATCCATCTGTCTTATCACACTTGCCTCATAACTGGTATGAACTACATCACCGCGCTTTGCTTTAGTTGATGATGTTCTTAGTAATGCCAGTTTTCTAGGGGTGAAATGGGTACTCAATTGCTACTCATTTGTTTCTTTGTGACTAGAGCATTGAGGCGCAATTGAGGCGCAATTGAGGCGCAATCAACACGCCGTTTTACTCTTACTGATCTTGGCACTTTCTCTATCATTTGAGGTGTTCCAATCATTAGTTAGCCCTTTATTGAGCTAGATAATGAATGAAATGCCTTAAAACTAATTACCCTCTTGTGTCCGAGAGGGGAGATTCGGTCATATAGGCGGCTCATTCATCATCCTGCATCTCAATAGTAACCCTAGAGGAGATGGATACCGTGGAGATTTGGCCCCTATTTCTAGCAATTCTTTTAATCATCGGCGGCTTTTTTGCCTACAAACCTGGCGGCTTGATAGATCAAATCCGCGATTGGCGGCATGGTCGGGCAGTTGACCAAACAGATGACTGGCAAGCGTTCACCAATGCCTTCAAGGATGAAAAGTGAGCCGCCCCGTGATTGAGGTTTCAACCGACCAGGCTGGCGGGATAGTCCTAAGCACTAGCGACAGATGGCTGATCGAAGATGCAACCGAGCAGATTGCCAAAACAATTAGTTCCCATGCCTTTGTGGGTCTGTCAGTAGCCTTAGACGAATTTGAGCAAAATGACAACCGTTCGTTAAATCGCCTTGATTTGTCCAGGGCGTTAGTCGGCAGCGAAACCGTTGACAAATCAATTGTCCTTGCGCGATTACTGCCCTTTGAAATCCTAAGTCTGATTAGGCAACTCAATGACGCTATGGAAAAGAGCGCCTAGATGTTGACCTTTTACGCAGTCTCAATTGCCGCGTTGTCATCAGGGATGTTTTTTCATCTTCTTGGCTCTGCAAATGAGTGGCATAAGCACCAGCAAACAATCAAGGCTTACAACGAATTGGCTGCCTATGCCAATGAACTGACCATCGAGGTCGCAGGTTTGAGGGCGGCGAGCAAAGCTGAAAACGCCGTGGGGTCAAGGCATCCGTCACTTGCTCGCCGCTCTCATCTTAATTTGGTGAACTAATTGGCCAATCCAAACGGGCGCAAGGGCGCTGCATTTGAGACTGCTGTTATGAAATGGCTGCGCAGTGTCGGTGTCCTTGCAGAGCGTTTGACCAAGACGGGCGCCAAAGATGAGGGCGATTTAGTCGTTGTCATTGCTGGCCAAACTTACATTTTAGAACTTAAAAATAGATCAACTCTTGCCTTGCCTGAATTTTGGCGGGAAGCCGTGGTTGAGGCCGAGAACTATGCAAAGGCTCGTGGACTAAAAGAAGTGCCACCTTCCTATGTCATCGTCAAACGCCGCAATTCAGGCATTGAGAAGTCCTGGGTTATTCAAGATTTAGAACAGTGGGTTTCAAATAAATAATGAACTCATTTGCCATCTTTCCATTGCTGCCCAAACTATCCGAGGCAGCGTGCAGAGACTACGCATTTCCTGATGTTTTTTTCCCAGTTGGTAAGAAAGACGAGGCAGATCGCCTTCCATTCCTACAAATGATTTGTGGTGGATGTATAGAACGAGAGGAGTGCTTGGAATTTGCTCTTGAACAGCAAATACCTTATGGAATTTGGGCTGGCACAACACCTGATATGCGCAAGCAAATGAAGGAACGCCCAAGAGGTCGAGCGATGGAAGTAACTGTTGCTGACCGTATCCGCGAGCTATTTAACAAGGGGAAATCACCTCAACATATTGCGCGTTTGTTAGGCGTTGAAACTTCCTATGTGAAGTTGGCGTTGACACGGACGACAAGACATAAGGGAGAAATCCAATTACTCAATACAACAGAAAACTTATTAGACGATTCATCTTCATCATCGGAGTCAGCGTGATTACATCAACAGTGATGAGCGTTGTGATGGCACCGACACCAGCAGTACCTGCAATGACACAGCAAATGACTTTATTGTCAAAAATTGATGCCAAAGAATTTGCTCGTGAATTACTTACAACAAAAGATTTTCAATGTTTTAACGCGCTCATGGTGCGTGAATCGCATTGGAAAGATTACAAAAATCCATCTAGTACGGCGCGTGGAGTTGGTCAGTTACTGGATGACACCTACCGCAATCTTGGAATGAAGCGTGGAAAGTCCACGGTTTCACAAACGATTGCTTCTCTTGCCTACATCGGCAGGAAGTATGGAACGGGCGGCCCCTGCGCTGCCTGGAAACACTGGCGAATAAAGAAATGGTACTAGGGGGAAAAATGAGTGTTCAAATAAATCCTGAAACGATTGACTTTGATCAAGAAACAGCCGATTGGGTACAGCGATACCGAGACACTTTGGCTGAAATGAAACTGCTGCAAGAGCAGGCAGATATTGCTCGCACTCGCATTGAATCGGCAATGGGGGATTGTCAGATTGGTTTTTATCACAACAGACCGTTGGTGCGATGGACAACAGTGACAACTACACGCCTTGATACAACAAAGGTCAAAGCTGCACTTTCGCCTGAACTTATTGAACAGTTCAGCAACACATCAACAGCACGCAGATTCACATTGGTTGACCAGGATTCTGAATGACAACAAGTCCATTCGGTCTGCCTTTAACAGTTGATCAACCACATGTTGACCCTGACATTTGGGATGATGAAGATGAAGGTGACGATTAAATGTTTGTCTCACCCGTAAGTTCAACTCATACATTGGCACATACTCTTGAAAAAATTATTGCTGATGCTGGCAGTTTTGCCCCACGCTCTCAACAGATTGCAATTGGTCCGTCAGAGGCAGGGCAAGAATGTACCCGCCGTCTTGCCTACAAGTTATTGGATTGGGATGTA